GATGCTTCTACGTTTGGTGGTGGTGGATTTATTCCACCAGTTCCTAGTGGACTTATTTCGTTGTCATAGTGCATATCTGTAAAGAACTTAGGCTCGGAATCTTCTCCTATTATACCTTGTGAATATAATACAGATTCAAATACAAGTCCCATTTGGTTTTCTAATGAATTTTCGCTGTCTGAGCTATGCTTTCCATGTTTCCAGGAAATAATTAGAGGGTTAATCAATGTGTATCCTGTGAATTTCTTTTGCGATAATGAGTATATTCTAATAGACTCAAAGAATGGTTTACTTGGTGGCACAAAACCCCAGTTTAATCTAGTTCGGTCGGCGTATTTTGTGTTCACGCGATATTCTGCTGGTTCGCCGTATGAGTCAGCATAGTAATATTCATAATATGCTTGCCACATTGCATTCGTTAAGTTAGCAGAGTCGTCGTGGAATGTAATTCTAACATCTCCGTATTTGATCTGTGATTGTATAACGTTCTTTCTGTTGTATGCGTTATTGATTCTATTCTTAATTGTATAAGACGGTAAATCGACATCTTTTACTAGTAAGCCAGCCTCAATTCTTTCAGCTGCAATGGTTTCACCGAAACCGATTGATCGACTGAAATCAAATGCCACGTGGAATAAATTAGCTTGCTTAGGAAGGAAGCGAAAAGCATCATCCCTAAACAGTTTACTCGCGTGATCATAGTCCCGTAAGGTAGCTTCTGCACTAGGTACAAGATAGCCGTTATTATCTGGCATTTATTAGCCTGATACTACGTCGTTAACTGATCTAGCTACTGGTGCGCCAATTCCTGATTCTAATGGAATTTGTAATGCGTTGTCAAAAACAATGCCCAATGTAATTGTCATTGGATCGTCGGTTGAGTAATCTGATTCGCTGTAATCTGCTTTAGTTAGGTAACAACCGTATATTTCCCAAGTTTCAAGAATTGTTGGTTCGTTAGCACCGTTACCACCGTCTGTTACTTCATAACGTGTAGTAAATTTATAATCGATACCAGAAGCTGCTGATGATTGCTCCATGAAATCCATTTGCTTTTGCATTTGCTCGCCTACTAGACGAGAAACTGCGCCACTTGCATCGTCGCGTAATGTACATTCAGTTGCTTCCCATACTGCTTTACCTGCATAATGTAGAATGCTGTTGTAAACGTGAATCTGTTTGTCTGGCATTGTTATTGTTGGACGACCAAATTTCACAACTTGCTTTGTAAGTTCTGAACGTGGTGTTGTTACGCCAAAGTTTTCAAAGACTACACGAAAACGGTAGCCCAACTTAGGCATTAATAGACCTTGGTTAGATGCGCTTTGGTCACCTGCCAATGGTACTGTAAATCTTGTTAATGATGATACTGACATATTATTATCCTCTAATTATGTATGACAATATTTATCAGAAATGATGTTGAATGAGAGAAAGGAGTGGTTTAGTTATATACGTATATTATGGGTTGGAAGGAGGATTGTTTTGGACAAGGCCGGCTAAGTTTTGTTGGTGTAGAAAGTACATTGCTTCTATCTTGCCGCTTAGAACGCCGAGTTCTTTTTTGATTTCGCCGCGTTCTTCGGCATCTACTAATCTGGCGTCATTACATTTTTTGTCGGACTGATAGAGATGTCTGACAAACCAGGTCATCGCCCCGATTATAATTATAAGTATTCCAACCACGCCAAGCTGTTCTGCGTGTTCTGCGATAGTCACAAAAAATTCCACGTTTTAAATTCCTTTTAGTAATAGTATTATTTATCAATGAAGGAAAGAAAACAGGGTAGTTAAAAGAGGTATCGAGCTACTATTACTCCTACAAATGTAGCAAGGCCAGCAAGCCAATAGTATTTATGAAGCATAATTAATGTTGCCTTTTCATGAATCTTTGCCGCTGCTATTACGTGCTCGCGAGCAGCCATAATCCCACCTATTTGCCGGAAAAATATGTTTGCTAGAGCACCGCCAAGCATCAATACTATGCCCATTGGATGTTGAATTAAAACTAAGAACCAAGTAATCATCCAGTAAAGATTGTCCATGAAATTAGCCGCAAAGCCAATCCAAATACCGCGAGACAAGCGTCCGGCAGCATCGGAAATGCCATTGGAAGTTTTTAAAGTTTCCTTAACAGATGGCCACCACACATACATAATTTCAAGACAATAGCATAAGAATGGTATTGTAAGTGCGATGGAAATGGTTATAATTAATTCGTTTAGTTCTATCATACAAGTATTTATGACAAATTCTGGTCATTAAAAAAGCCCATATTACTTATGGGCTTAATTAAACAAGATGAAGTTTTTAGATTTCGCCTGTATTTTTCAAACGTAGTGGAACGAATATAAATTCAGCTGCCTTAACTGGCTCAATTGCCACGTCAGCCCATAGTTCGTTACGATCGATTCTTGCTGGTGTGTTGTTTGTTTCATCACATACTACCAAGTAATCAAAGATACCGCGTTTTGCCACTAACTCGTTTAAGAACTTTTCAATCTCGTTCTTAAATTCGTCGCGAGTTAACTTGTCATTAGGTTCAAAGATGAACGGACGTGACAGTAACGATAATACGAAACGTAGGTTAGCTGTTAAGCGAGCAACATTGATACGATCCAATGATGATGCTATGCCTTGGCGTGTCTTCTGACCATATACTGTGATACCAGATCCAGGTAAAATTGAAATCGGGTTAACGTTATTTGTGTAAAGAACGTCACGTAATCCTTCGCCTAGTGCGATTGATTGGAATTCACCTGTTACTATATCAACAAAACCAATTGAAGTAGCGTTGTCAACTTTACCACGTCTAATACCCGCTGGAGCAATCCATGGATATGAAACGTTATCGCTTCTAATCATAGTACGAAGTGACATATGGCTTGATGGTACAACTACTGCATTACCTTCCAAGTCGTTTGACAGACCTGATGGGTAATAAACAGCTAAGTATTCACTAGTTGAAATTAAACCTTCGTTACCATTGTCTGGTGCTAATGCTGCATTAGATGCCCAGTTAGCTAATGCTAATGAAGTAGCTGCTAATGTCATTGGTGAGTCACCAATTACAAAGGCAGTTTCTTTTCTGTCAGTGTTAACTTTAACTAAGTTAGATATCAATTCTGGATAGAAAGGAGCTGTTAATAAGTTAACTGTAGTATTTTCTTCACGGACAGTAAGGCTAGCATCAATGCCGCCTTTCATAGCTTGTACAACCATGTTACGTACTGCGTTGGAACCCATGTAAGGACTTCCGTCTATCTTAAGACCAGAAACTGTTCTCCAAGTATTTACTTCAGTCGGTAATGGATCTGAGAATGTTGCTGCGTTAAAGTAATCTACTGCGTATTGCTTAACGTTGAAACCACTTCTACGTGTATTCCACAAGAGTGTACCACGTGGATATAGTGCTGGATCAGGAGCGTCAAGGTCTACATAATCACTTATGATTAAATTAGGACCTGCTACCGCGTTAATACCATCCGCAATTACTGGAATGTCACCAGTAATAGTGTCTGTTTCGCCGTCATCGTCCCAACGTGCGTCTAAGAATACAATACCGTTTTCGCTTGTTGCGTCTGCGTTATCAATTACTACAAATGCTGTTACGCCTGAACCTAAATTTGTCCATCGGTTAATGATTGGATAATCATTAATTACGCTGGTATCAATCCAAATGTCACCAAAAGCAAGAGCTGTGGCTCCGTCTTGTTGTAAAGTTGGCTCTGAAGCTGATATAGTTGGACCAAATGGGTCAGTTATTGATAGATCCATGTTGCGAGCATCGTTTGAAACGTTTAAGTAACCTCTCCAAATAGAACCGTCGTGTATCATAAGATCCACTTCATCAACTGCTGAGAAGTACCATTTTGTACCGTCTACTGGATCAACACTTGGTTGAGTAAGTGAAGCAGTATATGTTGGTTGTACCCAATTGCTTAGAATGAATTCGTCATCAACAACTAGTGGAGCGTTATTGCCGTCTTCCACGAATGCTAATGCTGAACTAAAACCTGCGTCGGTTAATGGAGTACCAGTTGTTGAGGTACCAACAATTGGGTCTTCTTGTAATATAATTGTTCCGCCTGCTAAGTGTGTAATTACAAGTTGACCAGCACCGTTTACAGATGCTGACAAGTCATCAACACCTGCATTTAATATCGCGGTCACAACTGCCGCGACGTCGGTGCCGAGTATTGTAATTTCAACTACTGCTGTGAATGTGTCTGAACCAGCTTCTGACATTTGAACATTAAATGAGTCGGCGTTTTCAAATAATACTGGAAGTGTAGCTGCGTTGCCTGCTATATTTGTAGCACCACTTAATAATCTTTCATAAACAGCATATGTTACTGTGCCATCTTCTAGTGTGTCATAACGAACATACAATGAACCTTGTCCAATGCTAAGTCCACCGCCAACCGCATCTAATGCGTTGTTAGCTACTGCGTTGTTAGAGTATAATGGTGAGTCTACACGATTGAACACGTTTAATACATCATCGAAAAGGTTGAATTCAAAATCAGCACCGTTGTTTGGTGATGTAGTCTTAACCCATACGCTTCCCGAAGGACGTCGACCATCGCCGATTGGATCTGCTGTCTTCCATTCTGGAACAGTTGTGTGCGCTGATAGTTGAACATCTGGACCCTTGAACAGGCCGAGGCTCGGTGCGACAGTAATGTCAATACCAATGTCGGCAAGCATTGAGCCAGTACCAGTAATCTCAATATTACCATCTGCTCCACCGCCTGAATCCGCAGCTTGGTCTGCAAATAATGTTAATTTGTTATCTTGATTAGTTGCTGTGATTCCTGGTTCCGTCAATCCGTTAATATCTATAACTAATTGGGATAAATCGGTAGCGCCCGGTGTTGTTGTCTGGCCGTTAATTGTAAGAGCAGCACCAGCATCTGGTGTTGGATTTGCTACTGTACCTTGTACAGTAAAGTGAGCATTTAACCAAGCGTCGTCGGAACCAACTAAGTTCCAAGCTCCAGATATATCTTTGTGATAAACTGGAGCATGAGTATGAGTTGTTACAACAGCGTAGCTATCAATTGTGCCGATATCTGCGTTTGGAACGCCGCCGGTTTCGTCTGCTGCGTCGTCAATGATAATCGGTGTAATTTTGTTAAAAGTTTGATCGGAAGCACTCCACTCGAACAGACCCCAATCGGTGTCTGCTAGGTCGAGCCATAATGTTCCGTTTGCTGGAGTGTTAGTTGGTCGAACTGATGTTCCAGTTAACTCACTTAAATCTATGTCCGCTCTTTGAACGAAAATGCGGTTTGTAACTCCTAGTACACTGTAAGCTACTTGAAGTCCATACTCGCTTAATTCGTGCGCTTGTACTACGCCACCGCTTGCTGCGGGCGTAAATGTTGGGTTGCCAAATAGTGTAACTAATTCACGTCGTGACGTAATCGGTGTTACCAAGTTAGCGTTTTCTAATGTGGTTCCAAGAGCTACGGCTCCTGTACTATTTGTCTTGTCTTGTGCTGTTGCTAAAAGTATATACGGGATTGATGTTGATACAACTGGTGCGAAAAAACTCTCGTCAATTACCGTAACTTCTACGCCTGGTGAAAGAAGTGCCATTATTTAATTCCTCTTTGTTAATGTAAATATATGTTACTGGTATTTATATGATATGAGAGATTTTTGTCTGTAGGCAAAGCCTCTTTAAAGCCTTGAGATAAATACGGCTATGAAGAGACCTTTATGTAAGAATTGTAAGACTAGAGCTGCCGCTGTAAATTATATACGGCATGGCGTACATCATTATCGAAGTCGTTGCGGTGCTTGTATACGTGCGGAAAAGAATCCTAATAAGCCGCAAGTTCCATCATGGATGAAATCAGGATATAAGAAAAAGTTAAAATGCGAGCAGTGTGGATTCAGAGCAATGAATCACCGACAGATTGCGGTGCTTTATGTGGATGGAGATTTACGGAATAACAATTGGCCAAACCTAAAATCAGTTTGTGCCAATTGTGTTATTGAGATAACTCTTAAAGGACTGGGATGGAAGGCTGACTCCGTTGAACCAGACCTCTAACTTTATTGGTCAATGAACTCAACGTAAAATTATTGTCTATAGTATGATTCGCATCTACACCAGCCCACGAATATTCACTAGCATGAACTCCTAATTGTTCCGGTGTATGTCCTAAGTCATACATTATTCGACGTTGATCAGGATCAGTAACAGCATTGAATATTACAGCATGTTCCCACCAGTCTGGTTTTGGTCCGCGGTCTATAACCCATACTTCGCCATGCTTTTTAACAAAATCAATTTCGTTTTGAAAGCGACAATCTGTGATTACTACTTTGTCTAGCTTGCGAATTTTGTTCTCAAGTGTTAGAATCCATATGTCGTTATGTAAATGGTTGCGCATTACTTCCGTTCCCATTTGTTGTAATGCTATACGTGGAGACCAATCTCGGCCTAACTTCTCTGACCAGAACGGGTCGATATGCTCGCGAGCTTCTCGTGCTGCTGGCGTAGTGCCTTCTAGCATGTCTCGGTCCCAGTCAAATAATACTGCTGTTACGTCTTTGAGGGTGCCTGCAAAACTTAGTTTGGTGAACCCATATTCGTTTACTAGTACTTCGCCTACTGTATCTTTGCCGGATCCTATTAATCCGCAAATGCCTATTAGTTGTTTACTTTTTTCCATTTTCTATCTCCTTAGCTATTTTTAATATGTCTGATATTATGTCTTGATCAATTTCTTTTGTTATCTCTGCTGCCATTGCTACTGTTAGTTCTTCTTCGACGCCTTTAAACAATTTCTCACGCTTGCGCATTCTATATCGATAAATTATTTCGCGGATGATTTGTTCGGTTATACTACTGTAAAATCCAGGCACTGGTATTGGATCCAGGTCATATGTTGGCCATGGCCGAACATCATCCATCGACTCAGCAGTCCATTTAGCTGTTAACTTGCGAGGTTTAACGTTGATTATTTGATGTGTTATTTCCATCTTTTCCGAAATAGCGTTCATATACGCCTTTTAGGATTTTAGTCCTATTGGCTTTTTCTTTGTGTTCTTGCCTGGAGACAAGTCGTTTATATATTGCTCTATAGATGCCCACAAAGTATTTAACAATGTGGCGGAGGTGATTTAAATTTTTAGTCGATTAAGGTGTTAACATTTGAATCTTTAGATCTTCTTTTGATTTTTTGATTTCGCGTTCTCTTATAGTATGGTCGTCTAACTGTCCTTGCCAACGATCAAGTTGACGATCGCGAGCGTCAGTCTGTTCTTTTGCTCCTTCAACCATCATTCTATCTAAGATAGTGTCTTTTCTTATAACAATGAATGTTTGTTCTGTAGTCCAAACTTCAATTTGAGCATTTTGCTTAAGCTGTAAGACTGTTTTCTCTTGTTCTACTTTGTATGTATCTAGTTTTATTTGTAATGTTTGTAGATCTGCAGTTTTAGCAAAGTATCCATGAAGGAAGAACCCACCAGCTGTTAATACAGTGATAATTGTTAACACTGATGCTATTTGACCTACTGTTACTTCTTTACCATTTATTTTCATCTTATTTGATTTAACCAATTAATTCTGTTTTGGACTTGTTGTATCCAATTCCAATTCGGGTATTGCTTACTCTTTTCTCGCCATATCGCATCATACAAATATTGTATTTCTTGTTGAGCTTGTTGACATTGATATGTCTGACAAAATCCACCAGCAAAAACTATTGGCGCTGAGACCATTGCCATCAACGTTGCTATAATAAATAATGCTATTGTAAATTTCTTAATCATACTACTTATCCAATAACAAACCACATAGGAGTTGCGCCATCTTCAAAGTTCAATAGAGCCTGAACTAAATCTTCCATTTCTTTGGTTGCTTCATCTTTAAGTGCCGGGCCGTTTAAAGTTGTTCCGCCTGATGGTCCATTGATTGTGTTGAACTTGCTACGTGCTTCGCCCAATATAAATTTCGCTTGAGCGTAAGAGTAATCTTGAATCCATTGTCCAGAATAAGTGTCACGTAAAATAATTACGTCTGGCTTGTGGTTGTACTGCCATAACAGAACGTTTTCTTCTGCACCAATTGGAATTTTACGAATAAGTGTTAATTCTTTTGTAGTTGGGTTGAACGCGAAGTTCAAGTAACCACCAAATAAACGCATTGCCAGCTCTTGAAAACCTGCGTAAAGATCGTACATGACCAGTCCGCCTTGACGGCCCGACTGAAGTAGATATGCGTTCATCCAGCCTGCGCTGAATGGTTCAAAGTTGGATGTTGATTGTGCGTTGCCTAAGCCACGACGGAAGATTTGTCTAACTGAAATTACTTCGTCTGGCAGAATATATATTTGTTGCTCTGGAATTAGGTCCAATACAGCATAACTTTCTTCTACAGCATTTCCTGAACGTTGTCTATATTTTGATAGTGCTCTGGTGATAGCTAGGTCGTAATGTTCTGGATCTAATTCAACATCAACCATTTGGTCACCTAAACGGAGACCAATGTGGGTTACTAAATCTTGTTTTAATTCTTCAACTGTTTGTGGCATATTATATTATCCTGGCTTACTACTATTTATCCAGGTAACATAATTATTTTTTGAGGAACTGTTCTTTCATCATAATGAAATATGTCATTTGCTCGTCTGACTTTAAAATAACAACATTTGAAGTTCCAACGTTGTTCCATCGGTCAGGACCAACTTCAATCATTGTTTGTTCGCGGCAATAATACCAGGCAGCCAAAGACTCTTCAAATTGTGTAGGAGGAGCAAGTAATTCAATTCCAGGTGGGTATGCGTCCTCAAATAATTTTATGAATTTGTCCCATTGAACTGGTGATAATTCAATGCGCCAAAGAGCATTAGTCGTTATCTTTTGGAAGTTTACTAATGCGAGGAAGTTCTACTTTATCCATTATGACATTTTTAATGCCAAATACGTTGCTTGCTCTTCACGGCGAAAAAAGACGCGGTATGTCAGCACATTTTGAACGCGATGACTATAAACTGGTTGTCCATGCTTAGTTGTGCTAATTTGAATTGATATATCCGTTTTTTTATTTTGGAAATTCCAAAACCAATCTGACGGTATGCGTGATCGTGCTGACCATTTATTGACAGATTTTCCCATTCCGTATGCTGCGGTCATTGTATCATAGGCAACAGCGAAATCTTCTACAGACACTTCAGTCATGTGCGTTGACATGCCTGACTTATACAGTTTAAATCGTTTGTCAAGTTTTTTAACGTTCATTTGAGCTCGTTTGCTATTAGATTAAAATATATTATTTCTTGGTCATTTTGTAAAGTAATTTGATCAAAGTAATTTTTACCGCGAATCATATTCATGTGCGGCCCAGAATCTGGAAAGGCTGCGTCAAGCTTTTGTAACGCATCGCTGAATGATTTGTAATTATCAAATTCAACAAATGTCACACCATTGGCGCGTTTTTTACATTCAACTATCATTTGAGGCCGGAAATAGAAACAGGACCTTCGCGTCCTTCCTCATAAACCGACATACAATGCTCACAATATTGTACTGCTACTGGTTCATGATTCTCATTAACCTGTTTATTAAAAGGAACTGTATACGCAATTTTCTCATCAATAGAACACAAAGGATGAGACCAGCGACCAGGACCTGGTTGGCCTTCAATAATGTGTTTAACAATTTTATCTTGAGTTATCATGTAACCGCCTTGAGAAGGATAGTGTCCTTGTTGATACGTCCTGTCAGCTTGATCTCCACTGCTTTAACGTCTTCTAAGAACGTACGAAGCTTAACTCTACCAGCTTTTTTGAACTCTGCTAGTTGCTCCTTAGGCTTGCGTAGTGTTTTTTGAACGCTAGCACTAGTGTTAAAACCAACAATTGTAGTTCCTTTAATTCCAAGTGTACCATAACTATCAGTAATATACTTACCAAGCTTACGATACTTTGTTTGGTAAACCCACAATTCTTTAGAATCGATGATATCTTCTGGTTTAATTGACACCAGTTTCAATCCATCATGAAGCTTCAAATAGTTCAAACGAGAAGCTTGTTTTATTTTAGATACTGCTTTACGCTGGCGCGGAACGCGAGCTACTTTCTTTTGCTCTTTATACATTTCCAGGTCGACAATTAACGCTTTGTAAAAGTCTGTGAAACGCTTAACGTCGCCGCGTGTCAGGTGAGCATATGCTTCCTTCAGCTGCTCGTCTGCGTTTACACCCTGTGATCCTTTAATTTCGTCCCACTGTGCTTGAAAGTGGTCAACAATACGACCAATCATCGAAGCACCAACGTTTTCGGTTGTTAAATAAGTGCGAACATCAGGAGTCGGATGCTTTTCTTTGCGTTCAATGATGCCATCTTCATATGCAATTTCAAAATGAAGGATGTAATCACTAATTTTATCTGTAATTCGATCTTGAATGGATGGAACGTATTTTTTAGCTGCTTTTGCCTTTTCTTCGCTTGACAATACAGCGATTTGAACGCCATCTATTGCGTTGTGCGAAACCGCGTCAGTAACTTTGCCCATAATATAGTCAAAATGTTTATCTGACGCAGGCATTCCAGCAAGACTAGCCATTGCTAGACTATAAGCAGGGATAGGAGTTCTCCAATCCAGGCTTCTTTTGTATGATTTGATAAATTCCGCATCTGTGGTGTTTACTTTTAACCACGCGAGCATGCTTTTACGCATAGTTTTGGCACTGTTAAAGTAACCATAATGACGTAATGCTTCCTTTACCATCTCGGGGAATTTTTCATCTTCGCACGACTCGATTGATTTCCAATCGGGAAGAAGTCCAATATAATCGGCAATTAAATTTTTTGCCATGCGTCTTGTTTTAGCCATTACTTTTTCTCTTCGTTAGAATTTTTTGATTCCGCGAGGTTTTGGA